AGTTGCTGGTATAAAACAAGCAAGTGCAGCAGGTAATTTTAATCAATCTGTTGCAAATCGTAATGCAGAAATTGCAGAACAAGAAGCTGCACAAATAGACAAACAATTAGAATTTGATTTAGTTCAATTTGACAAAGAATATGTAAAATTAGTTGGATCAGAAAGAGTTGCTTCAGCAAAATCTGGAATTGATTATGAAGGAACTACTTTAAAAATTGCTAGAGCTAACGCTAAAGAAGCAGAATTACAAAGAAACATTATGAGTTACAATGCTAAAATTGGTCAATCACAAAAAATTAATGACGCTGCTTTTTCAAGAATACAAGGAACAATAGCAAAACAACAAGCAACAACTCAAAAATTACAATTAGTATCTTCTTTTGGATCTAGTTTATTAGCGTCAGGGAGTATGAAAACATAATGCCAAAGATACCTACATTTACAACACAAGCTAGACCAACAGCAGAAGTTGGCGATGTAAGAAGTAATATTCAAATATCTCCATCTCAAAATATAGCAGCTGCATTAGCACCAATTACAAAAACAATAATGAACTATGCTGCTGTAGAAAAATTAAATCAATCAAAAAATGAAGCTCTTGAATTAGAAAATCAATCTATTCTTGAATTAAATACAGTTGTTCAAGAAGCATCTAAATTAAAAAACAAAGAACAAGCAAATACTTATTTAATAAATGAAAGTAAAAGAATTAGAGATGTTTATGGAGCAAAAGCATCTAATTCACAAGTTAAATCTATATTTGATAATAATTATTTAAAAGAAGAGCAAAAACAACTTATTAAAGTTGATAATGCTGTTTATAAAAATACAGTTGAATCTTACGCAAATAATAAATTAACAAAACAAGAAAGAATTTTAACAGAAGGTTTATTTGGAAAAAATCCATTAGCTGAAAAAACAATGATGGATGATTTAACTCAATTAGAGTTAGATGATACTTATCAAGATATTGATACTAGAGAAAAAAATATAGCTTCTATACCTGGTAAAATTGATTATTTTAAAGCAAAAAGATCTATTAATGAAAATCCAACTCAAGCATTAAAAGATATTAGATTAGGACTTGATGGACCATATAAAAATTTAACTATAAAAGCAAGGCAAAGTTTAGAATCTGATGCCTTGACAATGGCTAGACCAGCAATGGTAGAAAATGTTAAAGATCATTTAGCAAGAGTTGAGAATGGAATTGAATCTCAAATTAATCATAAAGATGTTCAAGATATTTTAGGAAAAGATAAGTACAGAGAATTTGCAAAATTAGAAACAATTACTTTTAAAACTAGAGATGGTGTAAAAGAAATATATAATTCTGAAATAGGTAAGGAACAAAAAATAGTAGATAATTTTATTAAAGATCCATCTAAAGCTAGTATATTAGATTTAGAAGCAAAAAATAAATTAGAAGAAACAATATCTAAAAAAAATAAATTATTACAAAAAGATCCAGCAAGTTTAATAATACAAACAAATGATACAGTAAAAGATTTGTATAATGATTTTATGTCTGAAGCAGACAGTACAGCAAAATCAGAAAAATTTAAAAAATATATTGGTGCAGTAAAAGAAGCTCAAATTAACATGGGATTAAACAATGATAGAGTTAAAATTGTTCCTAATGGTCAAGCATTAGGTTTGGTTAAACAATATGAAGATTTAAAAACACCAAATGAAAAAATAGGATTCTTAAATGGTTTAGAGCAACAATATGGAGATAATTATGGAATTTTATTAAAACAATTAACAGAAAACAAATTACCCATTACAGCTAAACTTGTTTCTTATTTTGGAGATTCTGTATTTGCTGAAAAAGCATTAAGTATAGATTCTAAAGAAGAGAGAGATAGATTGGATAATTTTTTACAAACAAGCGATCAATCCAAAAAAGATGTTAAAATTGCAGTAGGAGAAAAACTAAAAGATTTTAGAACTGTTGTTATGACTTCTAATCCTTATGACACAAGTAGAGCAAATAAAGAATTAGATGAGATACAAGAGATTATGACTTATTTAACAATCAATGAAATGTCACGAGGAACTGATCTTGATGATGCTGCTGAAAAAGCTACAGATATTTTAAATAAAAATTTTGAATTAAAAGAAACTTATTTTATTCCAAGAATTTTTAATAATCAAGAATTGTCAGATAAACAAATTAATTTTATATCTCAAAAAGCAGAAAAAATTAAAACAAGTGAATATTTAGATTTAATAAATATTATACCTTTTAAATCTACAGATAAAAATATTTCAGATAATGACTTAAATGATGAAATGAAAAATCAACTTAGATCTAATAGTGTTTGGCTAAATAAAGCTGATGGAGAGGGAATATTTTTGGCTATTAAATTTAAGAATGGAGAATTTGGAGAAGTTCTTATGCAAGGAGCAGATGGAAAACCAAAAAGAATAGAAATGAATTTTGATGATAAAACATTTTTAGTTCCTGGAACAGATATTTTTATAGATCTTGTAAATAGATCTGAAGAAATTAAACCAGAAGGTTTATAATGGCTAATATTGGTTTTGGAGTTGGTACTAATGAAAAATCTCAAGAGATGGGTTATGATATGTATGAAACATCTCTTTCTGAAACATTAGGTGCTATTGCTAAAGATGCTTGGAAATTTAATCCTGTATCTTCTATATTAAGATACAATGAGCTTTCTGATATTAGAGAACAAGCAACTAATAAACCATATATTCCAGCAGAAGAATTAAATGAAAAGTATTCAAAAGAAGGATTGTTTTTTTATGAAGATGAAAAACAAGATGTTGTTGATTTATTATTAGAAAGAAAATCAGCAGAAAGAAAAAGACAATCTATTATTGCTAGAGGACCAAATGGATTTATTGCTGGTGCTTTAAAATTAGGTACTAGTTTTGTTGCTTCCGCTGCAGATCCTATTAATCTTGCTGTTTCTTTTGTACCAGTTGTAGGACAAGCTAAATTTGCATCTATGGTTGCAAGATCTGGTTTTACAAAAGCAAGATTTTACAAAGGTATTAAAGAGGGATTTGTTGGAGCAGCTGCTGTTGAACCATTAGTCTATGGTGTAGCACAAACAGAACAAGCAGATTATGATTTAATGGACAGTTTTATGGCTGTTAGTTTTGGAACTGTTCTTGGTGGTGGACTTCATGTTGGTGCTGGAAAATTAAAAGATTTTAATACAAGAAGAAATTTTGAAAAAAGAATAGAAGAAGCGAGAGCTAAAGCAGGAGTTGAGGGAGCAGATAAAGCAGAAGTAAATTTATATAAAGAATATTATCCAGAAAATTCAGAAGTTATGAGAGCATTGGCTAAAACAGATCCAGAAACAAGAAATATTTTATTATCTAAAGCATTAGAAGATATTTCTTTAGGTAAAAAAGTTGATGTAGTAGAGGTTGCGAAAGCAGATCCACAGTTAAGAAAATCATTAATTAATGAAGATGCAGGAGAAAAACAAAGAGTAAATACAGAAAAACCTGATAATGACATTAATATAAAAAATACTGAACCTACAAGAGATAGACCAACTAAAGATGACTATCAAGAAGAATTAGATGTTTTTGAAAGCCAAAGAGGAATTAGTGTTGAAGATAAAGATTTAGATATTGATATTGATAACAAAATATTAGAATTAGATTCTTTAAAACAAAAACAAAAAGAATATGGTATAGATAAAGAAGTTGCAGAAAGTAGTGCTGTTAAAGAAATAGAAGAATTAAATACAAAAAGCAAAGAAATTAAAGATACTATCCTTGATGGTATAAACTGTTTAAATGGTAAATAATGACAAAAGATAAATGTATAGTTAGAGTAACAGACGCTTTAAAAAGAAATAATATTGAATCTATAAAAGCAGAAGAAATTATCAATGATATAAAACAAGCTCAAGCTGAATCAAAATTAGAAAATATAGATAGCAAACTTTCAGATGAATTATCAAAAAAAATACTAGACCAAAAAAAAATAGAAAAAAAAATTAAAGAAAGAAATAATATAGAAAATGAAATTAAAATTAGAAAACATATTGATGAAGTTATTACAAACTATGAAGGTAAAGAAGTAGAAGGTTTAATGTCTGTTTTAGTTGGTAGTAATTTACAAAGAGAAGGTTCAAGAATGTCTGTTGCCTTATCTCAATTTACTATGTTTAGAAATTTTGTTGCTTCGTTTGAAGCTAAATTGAGAGAAAATAATTTAGATAGTTTATTTGCAAATGCTACTGAAGACATGGATAAAAGAATTGCAAAATCTATGCAAGAAATAGGAGAAGGAAGTCCTCCAACAAGTAAAGATCCTAATATTAATAAAATTGCAGAAATTATGGTTGATTTTCAAGATCAAGTAAGAATTAAATTAAATAATGCAGGTGCAAATATACCAAAACTTTGGGGTTATGTTGTTAGACAATCCCATGATCCATTTCAATTAAGAAATGCAATGGATGTAATTAAATCAAAATATAATAAAGGAATGGATGATTTTTCTGGAGATGAAAATAAAAACTTTAGAGCTTGGAAAGAATTTATTGAACCAAAACTTGAAAGAGACAGAACATTTGGAAAAGGATCAACATCAAAAGATATAGATGAATTTTTATGGATGACCTACAATTCTTTAATTAGAAATGAACATGAAATTGCTGATGGTGCTATGTATGGTGGTAGAGATGTGACATCTAAACTTAATGCAAAAAGAGTTCTTCACTTTAAAACTTCAGATGATTGGCATGAATATAATAAATTATTTGGTTCTGGTAATTTAAGAGAATCTTTCTTTTCTGGATTAAATAATATGGCAAGAAGTTATGGAATAATAAAAGAACTTGGAACTAAACCTCAAGAAAATTTTGATAAAATAGCAAGAGGAGTAGCACAAGCATTAATTAATAAAAAAAAAGATGCTACTAAAGTAAGTAAGGCAATTAGACCTGGTGGTAAATTAGAAATTTATATGAAAGAAGTAGATGGTAGAGTGAATTCTGTCATTAGTCATGCTGCTGCAAGATATTCCGCTATTGGAAGAGCTATTCTTTCTATGGCTAAATTAGGTGGAGCTACTGTTTCTGCTCTTGCTGACATTCATCTTTATGCTTCAGAGATGAGTTATCAAGGAAAAAGTTATTTAGGTGGCATATTTGAAGCTATGGGTTCTTTAGCAAAAATAAAAAATTCAAAAAGAAAACAAGAAATTGCAGCACAATTAGGTTTTATTAATGATAATGCTATTTATGATTTAGCTGCAAGGTATTCTGTTGGAGATACATTAAACAGATCTTTTACAAAAGTACAAAGAACTTTTTTTAAACTTAACTTACTTTCTTGGTGGACTAACTCTTTAAAAGAAGGTGCAATGCTTGGCATGGCTAATTATGTAGCTAAAAATAAAAAAATTTCATTTAATAATTTAGAAGATGGTTTTAAGAGATTATTAAAACATTATAATATTGATGAAAAAACTTGGGATGTTTTTAGAAAAATGGCTACCGAAACTGCTGAAGATGGAACAGAATTTTTTTCAGTTAGAGGAATAGATGAGTTACCAGACTCAACGATTAAAGAATTAATGAATTTAAAAAAAGCATCTAAGAGAGAAATAGAATTATTTAAAGATGGTTTAAAAACAAAAGCAAGCGGAATGTTTTTAGATCGTTCTACTTATGCTGTCATTGAACCAGATGCTAGACAAAGAGCTTTTATGAAACAAGGTTTGATGGCTGGTACAGTACCAGGAGAAGCTATAAGATTTATGGGACAATTTAAAGCATTTCCTATTGCTATATTAGATAAAGCATTTAGTAGAGAAATGTCTTTTTTTAGAGAAGGTCAAAATTTGAGAGGTGCTTTAGGAATTGCAAGATTGGTAGCTATGTCAGGTGTATTTGGTTATATTGCTATGACTGCTAAAGATTTATTAAAAGGAAAATCACCAAAAGATCCAACAAAGAAAAAAACATTCTTTGCTGCTATGCTTCAAGGAGGTGGATTAGGAATATATGGTGATTTTTTATTTCAACAAAGTTTTTCTGGTTTAGATTTACTTGCTACTATTGCAGGACCTGCTCCTACAGAATTTGCAAAAGCAGCCAATGCAATTAGATATGGTATACAAGGAGAGCCAACAAAAGCAGGAAAAGCTGCCTATCAAAGTATTGTAGGAAATATACCATTTTTAAACTTATTCTACTTGAAAACTGGCTTTGATTACCTTATAGGTTTTCAAATAATGGAAACATTGTCTCCAGGTTCATTAAGAAGAATGGAAAGAAAAATGAAAAAAGATACAGGACAAGAGTTTTTATTGACTAAACCATCTAGTTTATTTAAAGGTTTCTAATATGACAATATCATCAACAACAGTTAAAAATTCATATAACGGAGATGGCTCTACTACCACCTTTAGTTATACCTTTAAGATATTTGCAAACTCTGATTTACAGGTCATTATTAGAAATAATACAACTGCCACAGAGACTGTTAAAACTTTAACTACGCATTATACTGTTACTGGTGCAGGATCTGCATCAGGTGGTTCTGTTATCTTTACTGCAGGCAATATTCCA